GTAGCGACGTGACAGCCGCTTGCGAGTGTAATCTACCCGACCGGCCACCTCGGCCAGCGTGGAGCGAACAGCGGACGCGAACTGCTTGCGCCAGTCGATTGTCGGCGGTGCGATCTCGCGGTCGGCCCAGTCCCTCAGCCCGCCCGGCACGTTGCCCTGCTGCTTTGCGTGCTGGACGATGGCTTGAGCCACCTGCTGTCGGACGACTGCTTGCTCTGACTTATCAACCTTCGGCGGTGCGTCTTCGCCTGCCCCGCCCTCAAACTCGTGGGGATTGCCCGCACAGCCCCCGCACTTGGCCCCTACGTTGCCCGGTGCCGGTTGTGATGAATCATCCGCGTCGCCGTCGCCCGTCCCGTCACCGTCGCCCTGCTCGCTCTCAGACCCACCGGGTGGGTCTGGTGACGGCAGGTGGGCATAGTAGTGCTCCATCGTCAGCCCCGGCTCTTGACCGAGCGACGACGGCAGCACGGGGTCGGGCAGGTCGAAGCCCATCTGCGGCAGGTCGTCGTTGATCTCCGCGTCGCCGCAGATGTTCCGTTTGAGCGGGTCGGCGTGGATCAGCCGGTCGTGATGCCGTCGCAGGCAGTGACCGACCTCGTGGACAAGCGATGCGGTCGTTTCCTTGCAGCCCCACCGCTCGACCGCTTCGGGGTCGTAGTACAGTCGCCAGCCCGCATCGACGGCCATCGTGCCGAGCCCCGGCCGCTCGCACGGCCGCAGGGTGAATGCGATAGCTGTCAGGTACGGTGCCTTGCGGTGCAGCGATAGTCGGGCCGCTGCGAGTATGTCTTTTGCGTGCATGTCGCGGGTCGCCTCGTTAGGCGGCCCGCGATATGCGGGCCGCGTTGGTGTCCGGTTAGTTCTGGAAGTATTCTTTGGCGTCGTAGTAGAAATCATCAGTGCGGGTTTCTTCTTCGCGGTCTCCGCAGTCGTAGTAGTCTGCGGTGTTTTCGAGAATGATGGCCGCGTGTTTTTTTGCGACAGAGTAGGTCATCGGATGTCCGTTAGCCGCGAGCAGTTTGACGGTTTGGATTTGGTCGTCGGTTGGTTTCATCGTTTCGTTCCCTTGTCCGCGTGTGGTTGACGTGTTTCTCATATAGGTAAGATAGCACTATCAGTGTCTATCGTCAATCACAAACTGTGACAATTAGCCGATTTTCCAAAAATAGTTGAATCAGTCCAGATTGCCCAGTGCACCGATAACGGCGTGGGCCTTCAGGTTCTCGCGTCCGACGCCTGCGAGATGCCGGGTGAACTTGTCAGTCCCTTTTCTCCACACCCCATTCTGCTTTGTGTTGAAGAACCTTTTTCCGCACCAGCATTTGAAATCGGTATTATTACAATGGCAGCCGTGATGGTGTGCCGCGTGCCTCGCCAACTCGACGAAACCTTTCAGCGGCACGTCGCAGATCGGGCAGCAGACGCCCCGCTTCTTGACCCGCACGATCTCCGTGCCATCCTTGCGGATGGGCGGGTGCGAGATGTCGTATTCCTTCCACGTCGCGTCGAGCAGCTTCTTCAGGGCCGCTCGCGCGTTGCGTCGTGCGATCCGCCCGGTGGACTTCTCCAGCCGGTCAACGGCTCGTTCAATTGAGGTCATCAACAGGCTCCCGTTGCATACTGCTCGGTTGTCGTGTCGGCGGGGATGTCGGTGTTGAGGAATGGATCGTCCTGCACAGGAGCAACCTGCTCCGCAGGCTGCTCAGCGAAGAATATCTCAAACTCTGCCTTGACGGCTGCGGCGGTGCCTTCGATTAGCTCCTTGACGTCGCCCAGCAAATCGAACGCGATGGCCGCTTCGGTCGCCGCTTCCAACGACCGGCGTGCCGTGCCCATCGCTGACTTCGCCCGCTTCTCCCGCATGTCTTCCGGTGGCGTGTCGCCGTCCAGTTCGCCGATGCCGAACTTGGCGTACTTCTTCTCGGCTGACTTCAGTGACGACCAGAACGACGCCTTGACCTGAGCCATCGTCTCGGCCATCGCTTGCAGTGCGATGCGTTCCAGCCGCTCCATCTCGCCGACATCGAACCGCACGACCTCGCAGATCGCCCCTTCCTCTTGCAGCTCGGCGATCAGCGAGTACGGCACGCGGCTCGACGGGATCACCCAGCAGCTCAAGTTTGCCCTGATGCCGATCTTGCGGAGCAGCGGCGTCGGGTTGGCGATCTTGCTCTTGCTTGGGATGTCGTAGATGAAAAGACAGGCTTGTTCGGTCATCATCGTTTCGGCTCCTTGACTCGGTTCAGGTTGTGACCGGCCCGCAACGTAGCGGGCCGGGTCGGGTTGTTTGGTCATTACACGCCGATGAACTCAGCCGCGTCCGACAACTTGGCGAACTCAGCAGCAAACCCGTCTGCGTGGATCATGCTGCCGTTGCAAGTTACAACGTAGTTCATCCCGCCGCGACAGAACGTCACCTTGATGATGTTGACGATGCCATCGATCACGTCGCCATTCTCAAACTCCATCCGCATCGAGCCTGCTGATACGATCACAATTCCCTGCACGCTGAACTTGTCGCCGTCACCCACTGTTGATTTATAATCAACAAAGTCGCCGATTGTGCGGTGTTCCAGTTGCCGTGCTGCCTGCGGTCGTTTTTTTGTCTTCATCGTTTCGTTCCTTGACTCGGTTCAGGTTGTGACCGGCCCGCTACGTTGCGGGTCGGTCGGGTGTGTTGTTAGCTGACGATTCGGACTCTGTCGAAGTTGACGGTAGTGGTGACGTCCTCAGTCTGGTGTCGATGCTGATGCGTTCGGCCTAACTTGACACGCCCCCGGCTGTTGTCGTTTTCCCAGCAACCGCTGAGAACTTTCCACTCAGTCCTTCCGTTGCCGACTGTGACTGTGCAACCCGTGAAAAAGTTGACCCACTTGAAAAAATCGTTCATCGTTTCGTTCCTTGTTTCGTTTCCGCGTTGACTTGTTTCTTATGTCCCAAGTATAGCACTGTTAGTGCTATCGTCAACACAGATAGTGCTACTTTAGAAAGTTTTCCAAAGATAATTTGCGGGGCAGGTTTGACCCTGCCCCGCTAGACTCTGCTACTTCACGTCTTCGGGATACTCCGTTCCGATGAACCCCAGAAGGTCGCTAACGGTGTCGAACACGACCGACGGTCTGCCCCAACTGAGAACGAACATCGGCGGGTTATCCATCAGCGACTCTCCGATTTTCTTGACGTACCCAACGACCCGAAACTTTGAGTCGTCGGTGATGCTGAGGATCAGCGTTTCGTCTGACGACGTGTATCCGTAGATGAACGGGTTGCCGCTGTTGTCGTAGTCGGTGAACTTTACTTTCACCGACTGCTCTACTTCCGACTTCAGTTCTGCCAGTGTCATTTCGTCGCTCCTCATTGTTGAGATAACAGGTTGAATCAGGCCGCCCCGCTAGTGCCCGAAGTTGCACCCTAGCATTATCGTCTCATCTCCGATGTTGAATTCCTCGTCACTCGATCCGCAGCATCCGTTGCGTGCAATCACGTCGTAGGCCGCGACCTCGGCGGCGTTGCTCTTGCGGGCGAAGCGGAAGTTGTCAACGTAGTCCTCGCTGTTCACGACCGACTTTGGATCAGATAGCCACGCCTCGACCGCTCCGATCAGCAGTCGAGGCCAGTGGCTGTATTCCGTTGTATGTTTCATTCCAACAGCCCCGCAACCGAGACAACGTCGCGGATCGCAGATGCCACCCGCTTGACGGCCGGGCTACTGGTCAGCCCGCCCTTCGGTCGCTTGTCCCGGTCGGCCAGCGTCATCACCGGCACGGCGACGATGTCGGCTCCCAGATGCAGAGCGCGGTCGAGAACGTCCCACGCGGCTTGCCAGCGAGCTTTCTTAATCGGTGCGGCAGTTGCGACGGAGGCGACGGCGAGCAGCGTGGCGAACGTCCTGTCGAGTCTGACTTCGTCCGGCACATAACTGTCAGGGTCGGCCAGCAGTTCCTCGGGGTCGGGCAGATCCATCTCGCGGACATACGACGCATACTGCACGGCGTGCCCTTCGCCGATGGCGGCGGTCGCCATCTCGACCATCAGTTCGTTGTTGCCCGTCGCAGCGCAGGTCGCCTGCAACCGGGCGAGGCACTCCCACGTTCGCGGCGTTGCGATGGCTGGCGGGAACCTCCCCTCGGTCGTCTTCGGGTCTTCGGTGATCGCACCGGGATTGCGTCTGATGTAGGCGGCCACGATGGCCTTGGCTTTGACGAACTCCTTTTCCCAGCGTTCGAGGTCGAGCGTCGGGATGTCCCGCTCGCTGATCCGTGCACCGCCGAGATAATTCACGAACGCTTCCGGATCCGCGTCCCAGTTGAAGTGTACGAACCGATTGGCAAGCGGCCCGGCCAGTTCCCAGCCACCGGCTGCAACGTCGGGCGGGTTGGCTGCGGCGATGATCCGAACTTCGTCGGGCAGCTTCAGGTCGCCGACCGTCCGCTCCAGCACGACTCGCAGCAACGCAGACTGCGTTGCCGGTGCGGCGCAGCTGATCTCGTCGAGGAACAGAATGCCGCGTCCCTTCTCGACGAGCCGGGTCGCCCAGCTATCCGCGATGCGGTCAACCGTCCGACCGTCGAGTGACGGGACGGGCAGCCCGCCGAAGTCTTCCGGCGCTCGGATCGCCGCGATGACGGTTTCCATCCACTCTTTCAACGCGGCGGCAAGCTGGCTGATCTGTGCCGATTTGCCGATGCCGAAGCCGCCCCAGATAAGCGGCGGCAGGCAGTCGGGCGTGATCAGTGTCAGTGCGAGTTTCTTGATTTGGTTGGACATCGTTCGTCGGCTCCTTGCTCGGTTGTCGTTGATGACCGGCCCGCGACGCTGCGGGCCGGTCGGGTGTCTCCGTCTATACGACTTCATATTCGACGATGTAGTAGTCGCCGTCGCTGATCCACTGCGTCGTCGGCTGATAAAACAGATTCTTGCCGTTCCAGCACTTGACCTCGCGTTCCAGCGGCAGCGGGAATCCGTTCTTCGGGAAATGGAACATCACCGATCCGACCGGCTCGGCGTCTTCGGCTCCGTCGCAGTTGTCTTCGTAGGCTTCGCGGAGCAGGTTATCGAAGGTCGCGTACTCGACGCTCCCGTTCTCGTGTGCCGTCAGTTCCATCAGGTCGTACTCGCTGAGGTCTGCCAGTGTCTTCATCGTTCGTCGCTCCCGTTTCGTTCCGCGTGATGACCGGCCCGCTACGTTGCGGGCCGGTCGGGGTGTGTTTGGTTACTTGACTTCGCTGAGCATGTCCCGCAGGTCGTTCGGATTTTTGATTGCCAGTGTGAATCGACCGCAGCAGTTGCTGACCTTGTATCCGGTGAATGTTCCGTCGCTGTACACCTCGAAGTAATCCCGGCTGCTCCCGACGAACCATGCCGAGTGAATCCCAAGGTCGCGGTCAACGTTGTGCTTGCTGTCTGATGGCAACGCGGTCGAGAATTCGTTGTCTTCGCACGGCATGACGCAATCGACCATTCCGTCGAATGTTGATCCCGACTGAATCAGCAGCTCGTCGCGGTTCTTGCGGATGAAAGATTTGATCGTTGCCAGTGTGATTCGTTTTGCGGTCTTCATCGTTCGTCGCTCCGTTGCAGTTGTGGTTGACGTGTTTCTCATAAACACGATTAGACACTATTAGTGTATCATCGTCAACACTAATAGTGTCACATTAACGAATTTTCCGAAAATACTTCAGATGGCGTGGAACGGCGATGGTCTGAACCTCGACCCGATGCTCCGGTGGGAGCAGCTTCTCGTCGGGCCAGCTCTCGCGGATGGCCTCACACTCGGCGGCGATCTCGTCGTGCGTCGGCTCCGAGCAGTTCCGGCACGAGTGACACCGTCGGTCAGCGTATCGGGTCAGTCGTTCGCAGATCGTGCATTTGTGCTTCTTCACAACTCACCTCGCAATCGAAAATAGAGCAGGCCGATGGCGACGCCGCCGACCAGTGACAGGATAATCGTCATAGGTCACCGCCAATCGGTATCGAGCAGAACATCCTGACGCATTTGATCTCGACCGCACCGGCTCGGTCGCCCAGCCGCTCGTCGCTCCATGCCTGTCGCTCGATCTTGCAGCGAGCGGCGATCTGCCGCAGGTCGGGCAGATGCACGTCGCGGCATCGGTGACACTTCCGGTTTCCGTTCGTCGATGCGGGTGCCTTGCACCCGCAATTCTGGCAGCGTCTCATCAGTCACATCCTTGTTCGTCGCACCATTGCTTCGCGGTCTTGTACGCCAAGACCAGTCCCTGCGTCAGGCTCATATAGTTCCGATGGTCAGGCGGGACGGGAAAGTGGCGAGTCGCCACCTGCTTGCCGCCGTCCATGATCCGCACCCGGTAGCCCCCGCCGAACGTCGGCCCCGGCGTCGCTTCGATGTGGGCTGTTCTCACCATCTGTAGCTGCTCCGTCTGACTTCGCCTTTGCGTGCTCGCTGGATCAACGCCCGCTGTCCGTCGTCAACCAGATCGTGGGTCGTCTCGCAACCGCCGCCGGGGTTGCACTCCGCGTCGCTCATTAGCTTCCATGCGTCTTCGGCAGTTCGAGCCGGGCCGTAGGCCGTCGCGTCGGCGAAGTCGTAATCGTACTCGGCCGTTGCCACGACGCAGAACCATTGCCCCGCAGTCAACTCGATTGTCTCGCACCCTCTTTGCACGCTCATCGTTCGACTCTCCCGCAAAGTTCCACAAGTTCCGTATAAATCGCCAGCAGCTCGCGGGCGATACTTCTTGCTTCGGGATCGTCGGCGGGCATCGTCGTGTCGATGACTCCCGCCAGTCGGGTCGCCGCCACTTCGATCCGCTCGGCATAGTCGCCGGTCGCGATGATCCGCTTCTGTTGGCTTCGGATGTCGGTTGTCGTCATCGTTTCAGTTCCTTGTCAATCGCCTCGATGTCCCATCCCCGGTGCCGTGCGATGGCGTCGGGGTGGGCGTAAATCCACGGCTGTTTCTGGTTCTCGCACTCGGCGATCACTTCCTCGCAGATGTTCCGCTTGCGTTTGAGCAGGACGGTCAGCCGCGCCCGCACCTTGCTCAGTTCCGCATCCACTTTTCGCAGCTTGTCGTTTGCGTTCATGTGTCGAGTCCAATGTTGTAGCGACGGCCAGCGTCGTTCTTGCGGGCCTTGACGACAAAGATCCCCCGATGACCGTCAGCGAGGAAAGTCTGGAATTCCAGATTGTATTCGGCAGTCGAGAACCTGCTGCGGGGGAAGTGTTCGGGGTTGTAGAGTTCGAGTGCCCTGATCGTCGCCCACTTGCGGTTTCCGCCTTCGGTGTTCTTCGGGTAGGTCAGCCACCACTTCATCGCCCCGGCGTGGTCTCACGGCTAACAACTTCGCACCCGATTTTCTTCAGCTTCGTAATGACCTGCATCGTTTCGTCGCTCCTGCTGGTTGCGACCGACCCGCTACGTCGCGGGGCCGGTCTGGTGTTGGTCGCATCAGTTGGATCGGCCGAATGACTTCGTCAGCTCGGACTTCTTCATTCCCAGCGACGTCAGATAATTATTCTGCCGAGCCATCTTGTCGTTGTCCGACTTGACGCATTCTTCGATCAGCAGCGACCAGATGTCATCATCGACCTTCGCCGCGTCTCTGTCGTAGACGAGTTTAGTTGACGACAGCGGGAACGAGCTGAGCAACCGCTGCACCGTCACTCGCAGTGCGTCGTTCTGCTCTTGGTCACTCGATGCTCGTTTGCAGGCCGTCATAATCTTCTTAGTCACTTGTCCGTTGGTCATCGTTTCGTTCTCCTCGACTCGGTTCAGTTGATGACCGACCCGCGACACTGCGGGCCGGTCGGGGTTGGCAATTTTCATTCGGGCAGCAGGTCGGTCAGCTTGAAACACCATGTGAGATAAACGCCCAGTCCGAAAACGTGAACGACTGCAAGCGTCCCCCCGTCGCTGATGCGAATAATCTGCCCGGTGCAACCTTCGTAGCTGTGACCTTGCTCATCGATGAAAACATTGTCGTTAATCCTCAGCGTGTCGGTTGCCTCGTCAACCATTCCCACCCACTCACGGTCGGGTATATCTGCTGTATCTATTTCTGCCCACTGGCTGCGGGAAACGATCTCTTGCATTTCGACGGCCTGCGATACTGTCATGCCGCCGCCGTGAGCGTCGCAAAGGTCGATTATTTCGTGAATAGCCAGTTTGCTGATAATGCTCATCGTTTCGTTCCCTTGTTTCGAGTTGCGTGACGTGTTTCGTATGACCCAACAATAACACTATCAGTGTTGTATCGTCAACACTGATTGTGTTAATTTAATCATTTTCTCAAAAATATCTCAAATCAACCGCACTTGTGCCAGCGGGGGCGTATCGGTCACAATACGCCCGCACAGCACTTGGCCTGCGGCCGGAGCCGGGGATGAATGAATCGGAAAACCGAAAAGCAACCGAAGCCGAATGGCGCGGAAGGGTATCTGCTATGCTCGAAGCAACGCAACGCGACGTGAAGTCTCTTAAGACATCGCTCGCTGATCACGTCCGCGATGACAACGACAACTTCGCCAAGGCCGGGGCCGCGCGGGACAAGATCGAGGACAAGGCCGACGCCAACTTCGCCGCTGTCAATACCCGAATCGGCGTCAGCGAACTACGGCTCGGCATCGCCGGGGCCATCGCGACGCTGACGCTCGCACTCGTGGTCGCGTTCGGACCGCAAATAATCGAATGGATGGGGCATGACCATCAGCCTGCCGCACAATCTGCTAGATGATGTCGCAGCACTGCGGTCGCTGAATGCCTACGCTGACGACGCTGATGGCGACGCCACACGCATCGAGTCTGACATATGCCAGTGCGACATCGCCTCAATCGGCGACACAACCGTCGTCGCATTTCGCGGCACGCGACCGGACCACATCGACGACTGGTTCGCCGACCTCTCATTCGACCTGATCGAGTCGCAAAGCGGCCCCGGAAGAATCCACCGCGGATTCGCGCAGTCGCTCGAAACAGTCTACCCCGAAATCGTCCGCGACCTCGATTGGCGTGACCCGCGACGCATCCTCGTCACCGGCCATAGCAAAGGCGGCGGCGAGGCGGTCCAGTGCGCCGGGCGTCTGCAATACATCAACGGCCGCGAGATCACGCTGACCACGTTCGGCTGCCCGCGTGCGACTGATCGCAAAGCGGCTCGCTGGTTACACGAGCATATCCCGCACCGCCGCATCGTCCACTGTGCCGATGTCGTCACGCGGCACCCACGTATCGGCGCGAAGCTCCAGTGGTCAATCCCACCGTCGATAAAACTCCAATGCTGCTACCGCCATTTCGGCTCGCTGATTTACTACGACGTCAACGGCAGACGCTACGAACAGCCGCCCGGCATATTCACATGGGCCGACCGGCTCAAAGCCCGCTGGCGGCATCTCGGCAAATTCGGAACCGCAGGCATCGAGCATCACTCGATGCCGACTTACCTCGAACTGGTAAAATCAACATGATCGCTGCCGCACTGCTCGCCGTAATCCTGACCGCCGCCCCGCAGACCCACGTCTGGAACGTGACTGACGGCATCGCGGCGGTATACGTCACGCACAGCGAGTTGCCCGCGTGGGCGTTGCCCGGCGACGGCCCGCTGTGGCACTGGCACGACTCAACACGCGGCTGGCGACAGCTGCGCGGGACCAAGGCACAATACCTCGCCGCCCGATACAAGCACCGTACACGCCGCACCGTGCGTCACTGCGTGACGTGACGCTGACCGAGCGTCTCGCGGTTCGCGAGAAACCACTGCACCGTATTGGCGATGCCGTCAACCAGCGGAGTCGATGACTCCCATTGCATGCGAGCCTTAGCCTGTGTCACGTCCAGCCGCCGCTTCGGCTGACCGTCGGGCATCGACGTGTCCCAGTTGATCTCGCCGTCGAAGTCCGTTTCGCCCGCGATGATGTCAGCCAGTAGGCTGATTGTCGTTTCGCACCCTGTGCCGATGTTGATCGGGGACGGGTCGCCAATCGACTCGGCCGCCCGCAGCACCGCAGAAGCAGCGTCAGCGACGTAGAGGAACTCTCGGCTTGGACGACCAGACCCCCACAGCGTCGCTGTGCGTGCCCCAGAGGCACGCGCAGCCGCCATCTTACAAATCATACCGGGGATCACATGCGACGACGCAGGGTCGAAGTTATCGCCGGGGCCGTACAGATTCGCCAGCACCAGATGCGCCGACGCCATGCCGTGCTGCCGGTGATACGCATCAAGCATCACGCCGAGTGCCCGCTTGGCGATCCCGTAGGGTGCGTTTGTTTCCTCTGGGTAGCCGTCGAACATCGCCGACTCGACGAACGGTGTCGGGCAATGTTTCGGGTACGCACATACGGTGCTGACGAACACCAGCTTCGCGACGTCAGCTCTGCGGCATTCCTCGATGACGTTCAGACCCATCGCCAGATTATTATAAATCACCGACGCGGGGTTGGCTTTGTTGTACTGAATTCCGCCGACATCAGCCGCCAGATGGATCACGATTTCCGGCTTGATGTTTTTTATCAGCAGTCGGGTGTCGTGCGACTTGGTCAAGTCGTATTCGCGGCGCGGCGGCGAGATGTAGTCGGCCCCGCATCGCGCCATCGCATCGCGGACGTAGCCGCCGAGGAACCCATGCCCGCCGGTAATCAGAACTCGCTTGCCGTCAAGATTCATCGTCGCTCTCAATTTCGCTGAGTAGTTGTTTCAAGTCGTAGCACTTCTTTGCCGCGTCCCAGCCGCCCATCTTTTCTATTTTACGAAGCGCCTTGGATACCTGCTCTCGCCTGACGATCATGTCGCAAGTTTCAAACCAGTCAGACAGCTTCATCGCACACCTCGGCAATCAGATCCAGTGTGTCGGTGAACGGGTTGAGCGGCGTCATGTCAACCGGCTTATTGTTGCCGTCAGTCGTGTTGACCCTGTGCCTTATTCCCTCGACCAACACGGTGTCGCCCGGCCGAACGCAATTTATTTGCCCGACTGGAATGTGCCAGTCGAACGGATGGAATTTACGGGTCATCGTACCATCCCATCAACCAACCCGGCAAAGTCAATCGTCGGTTCCCAGCCCAGCACGCGCCGGGCCTTCGACGCATCGCCGCACAGCGACGGAACGTCGAGCGGTCGCGTGAACGCTGGGTCGTCGAACGTGACGCATCCAGAATGCGTGAATCTCCAGTCGTCACCGAGAACGCAGCAAAACACTTGATGCAAAAACTCCTGTATCGAATACTGCTCGCCCGTCGCCACAACGTAATCGTCGCCCGCGTCCTGCTGCAACATCAACCACATCGCCCGCACGTAATCCGCCGCATGGCCCCAGTCCCGCATCGTCGAGCAGTCGCCGAGAATCAGCTTGTCCTGCGTACCCGCCTTGATCGCCTTCGCCGCTCCGACAATCTTCTGCGTGACGAACGTCTCGCCGCGTCGTCGTGACTCGTGGTTGAACAGGATGCCGTTCGATGCGTGCAGCCCATACGCTTCGCGGTAATTCCGCACCGAGTGATAGGCGGCCAGCTTCGCGCACGCGTACGGCGACCGCGGCTGCATCGGCGTGTCCTCACTCTGCGGCGGCGGTGCCGAGCCGTACATCTCCGACGATGACGCCTGATAATAACGGGCCGTCGGGCAGAAGTGCCGCACCGCTTCGAGCATGTTGATCGTCCCGCCGACAATCGACTGCATCGTGTACGACGCCTGATCGAACGAGACGGCAACGTGCGACTGAGCGGCCAGATGATAGACCTCGTCGGGCTGGATGTCCCGCACCAGTTGCGCCATCCGCACGCCTTCGATGATGTCGCCGAAGTGCAGCGTGATCCGGTCGATACACTCCGCCAATCGCCACTGCCCCGCCAGCGTTGACGAGCGGCGAACGATGCCGTGAACCGTGTAGCCTTTCGACAGCAATAGCTCGGCGATGTAGCTGCCGTCTTGGCCGGTGATGCCGGTGAGTAGTGCGGTTTTCATTCTAAATATACCGTTCCAAAACTCGCTCGTAAGGAAGATACACGCTGCTCAAAGTCTCAGGGTGAATAGGGTAGTCAGTCCGGTTCCATCGCTGCCCCTTGAGCATCACCGGATTTTTGCCGCCGACTAGTCTCCGTCGATGCTCATGGAAGTGCATATGCACCAGCGGCTCGCCGCCTATCGTCGGCCGGTCACCCGTGATCTCCGCGTGCTGCCACGGGCCGACGTTGATCGTCGGCGGCAGCTCGGTGAACAGCGTGCCAATCACGTCGGGCCAGTCGTCGAGACTCATCTGATGGCCTGCGCTGTTGCCATCGCATCGTTCCAGCGTGTCATCGACCCAGCAGCTTACCAGATCAATCGTCGCCTGCCAGCGTGCGAAGTACCCGAAGCCGAAGTTGAACCGCCCGACCGTCGCCTCGCGATGCGTCTGCCCGTCGGGGAAGTTGTGCGGAGACAACGCGACGGCGGCACCTTTCGGGAACGACGGCGTGCCAAAGAAAAACGAGTCGGCGTCAACATACACAAACGCATCGACGCCCATGTCTTCCAGCATCGACTGACACAGCAGCGGCTCCAACAGCCAGCAGTATTCTTTCCACGTCTTCTGTTGCCGGATGACGTGCAGCGGATGCCTCGACTTCAACTCGAACGACGACAGGCTGATGATGCGGACGTTGTCGCCGAGATTCTGATCCAGCAGATACCGATAGCACTTGTGGTCGAGTGCCAAGACCGTCAGCTCGAACGGCTCGCAGTATTCCTGCATAGACGCGATCAACGCCATGCCGTGGGCACGGTAGGCTGAATCGAAGTGCGTTACGTATTGCATCAGCCCACCTTCTCAAACAGACACGACAATTGCCAACTTCGGCGGGTCTTACTCCACGTCGTCGAGAATACGTGCCGCATGTTGAATCGCGTCTCGACCGACATGATCAGTTCAGCCCCGTCGAATGACCGCTCTTTCATTTCGACGCCGTAGGCTGTCTTGGTCTTGACGCGAGACATCATATCGGCACCGTGACACTGAACCCGGTGCAGCATCACGTACCGCTTCGACACGCGGCACAGCTCGCCGACCACCGCCTGCCAGTCGGCAACGTGGCCGATCAGCGAGCCGCTGACGACAAGGTCGAACGCCCCGTCATCCTCGGCGATGCTGTCCGCGTTGCACTGATAGTATATGCCCGACGCCCCGTAGTGCTTTCGCGCCAGATTGATCGCATACGCCGATGCGTCGATGCCGGTGAACGACACGTCATCGGCAACCTGCCCGCTGGCCTGCGTCACCTCGGCATACTGCCCGCAGCCGCAGCCCGCTTCGAGAACGCTGTGCACGTCGTCGGTGTGGAACAGCACCGCGCAATACGGGTCAAACGCCGCGTGCGGTTGACCGCCCAGCCACGACGCCATGTCGGCCTTGACGCCCGCCATCTGCTGCTCGGCCACGTCACGGTCGCACCACGGGTCGGTCCATAGTTCGTCGCTCATCTCGATTACCTTTCCAAAAAGTTCCTCGCCACCTCGCCAATATAATCAATGTCGTCGTCGCTCATGCCGGGATTGCAGCCGATAATAAATGCCTCGTCGAGCAAGCGGGACGCGACGGGCCATTTCATTTTCCGCCAGTATGCTTGCGTCATTGCAACCTTCTCGCGATGAAAGTCATCGCGGATATAATCAATCACCGGCGACTGATTCAGCAGCGGCATCATCGGCCGCGTCTCGATGCCTTGCTGCTCGAAGTGTCGCACCAAATCTTCGCAGCCGCCAGCGACGACGAACGGATAGAATAGCGGCGAGTCGCCTTTGTGGAAACTCGGCAGCGTCAACAGCGGTAGGCCACGCAACCGCTCGTTCAGTTGCTTCTCGACTCGTCTCCGTAGCGACTTCCATCCGTCGATGCACTTGACGCCAGCCAGACCCAGCGCGGCCTGCAGCTCCGAACCGCGGTAGCTATGTCCCCAACGCACGAAGCGATACTTCGCGTCAACCGTCTCGGGCGAGTCGTCGTCGAGCGACAGATACGACGGGTCACGCCCGTGCTGAATCAGTGACCGGCAGATCGTCGCCAGCTCATCGTTGTTCGTCAGCACCGCACCGCCGACGCCAGTTGACAGGTGATGGCAAACGTAGGTCGAGATTGCCGCGAACGCGGCTTGCTCGCCGACCATTATCCTACCCGCCACGACGTCAATTCCTACGCCAACAGACTCGCAGCAGTCTTCAGCGGTGGGTATGTACCGCTCTCCCGTGCCGCCCCGTGTCACCCGCATAATGTCGCCCAGCTTGCACGCTCGACCGAGCAGATGCACCGGCAGCACGGCAACCGTTTTGTCGGTGACGTGTTCGCGGATGCGGGCGGAATCCATCCCGAACGTGTCGGCCTCAACGTCGCACAGCACCGGGCGCAGTCCCGCGTGAATCACAGCCGACATCGTGGCGATGAACGTCGTTGCCGGGATGATGACCTCGCCGTCGTCCGGCCAGTCGTGGATCTCTTTCATCGATTCCAGCCCGACCTGCAACGCGCACGTCCCACTCGCCATGAAGACCGCGTGCTTGACGTTGTGCAATGCCGCGATGCGTTGCTCCAACTCGCGGGTCTTCGGCCCATAGGACAGCCGCTGCTGTGCGATCACGTCGGCCAGCAGGTTGCGCTCGACCTCGCCTACCGCCACATGCCCCAGCCTGATTCGTCGCTTCATTCGTCGCTCTCCACCTTCGGCCATCGTTGCCCCACTTCGTACCCCTTCACCGGCCTGTCGGTTTCAACTTCTATATCAACCCGACGGAGCCAATTCAAGGCCCCTTCTTCCCAGCGTCCCCGAGTGATCGCCGTGTAGAGAACCTGCACAGGCGGCGGCATCTGCGTCATCTTCAGTATCGCCTTGCCGCTCGGTGCGACCGACTGCTTGGTGCCGACGATCTCAAAGTCCCACGCCGTATTGATGCGCGGCCCGCGAAGCACAAACAGCAGGAATTCTTTGCTCCAGATTGTCGGCGATGTGCCGATGCGATAGTTGCTCGACCGGAACATTCGCCCGACACCGGGGTCATCCGTCGCCTCGCATTCTTCCGCACCCGGCCCGACGCGAATCGCACCAACGTCAACGTCCCGCACCAGCATCGCAGCCTTGTTCAACGCGGCCTGATCCGGCGGCTCGCAAATGAACATATCTTCGAGAAACATCAGCACATAATCCTCGTCGATCTGCTCCAGCCCGTGAATCAAGTTATTGCACCAGCCCATGTCGTCGCCGACGGCCAGCGGATGTTCGCCCCAGCCGTACTCCGACAGCCCGCGCATCGGCCAGTGGCGATACGGCCAATACTTTTCCATGCACGCCATGAATGGCGGATGAGCATCGGAGAATGCGTCGCAAGATGGAATCAGAATACAGGTGTCGTCGCTCATTATCTCGCCCACTTGTTGCCGCTGTTCAACCAGCCTTTGTGCCGATCAACGAGAGAAAAGAAAATGCGAATCGGTCCGTTAAATTGTAGCAGATGGCTGCCGTACCCGCTGGCCCGATCCATCAGGTTGAACCGCAACTCGGCGGGCATCTCCTCGACGGAGAACGACGCGATGAACAGCCCGGCAGCCTTCGGCAGCTCATCGACCGTGTTGACATACTCCACGTCGTATCCGCCCAATGCGTACTGCTGAATCGTTTGCATTTCGGGGAAGTCGAACGACGTGTACTTTCCTTTGAATCCGCTCGCGTAAATTACCGACGCCAGCGTACCGATGCCCGGCCCCGCTTCGACGATGGAGTCAACCGCCGAGATCGGCCCGATGTGTTCTTCATAAAATCGCAGGAACGCTTTGTGCGGCTTGTAGTCTGTGTTGACCAGTTGTCGGACGATGCCCCACTCGCGGTGCCGGTCAACGCCGTGCCGCTCGATGTGTTCGGCGATCTGCTTCCGCTTCTCGCTCCACGTCTCAGTTGACTCCATCGCACACTTCCTTGATCAGATCAGGACTCGCGTCGGTGATCGTCACGTCGCACCCCACTCGCAATTGTTGCAGAGTTTCATCTCACCGTTCGACAACGCTCGCCGCGCGTCGGCGACCTTCTCGCAGTTCCATACCTCGCTGATCGTCTCGTTGTTCAAGTCGCCGACGATGACTGACTGCCGAACGTCTTGGCAGCACAACTGCACTCGGCCGTCGAATCCGATGATCATCGTGTGGTCAGGTCGCCCCGCGTCGCAGCGTGTCGCCTTGCGAAACGGGATCGACGCATCATAATCCGCCCAGCCTCGCGGCGGGTCGATCACGCAGTGCTGCACCCTGTCGCCCCACCGCCGCTGTGCCTCTTTCAGATTCAGGAGTTGGTTCTCGTAATCGACACCCATGCCCGGCTGGACGTGAGCCACCAGTTCGCCGTGGTCCCATCCCAGCTCGTCGAGCCGGTCCATCGTCGCCGCGTCGATGTGCGTCATGTTGCTGGTGATATACATCGTCAATCCGCTGGCGAGGAAGTGCTCGGTGTAAAACCAGTGCTTCGGCGTCATAAAGTGCTCTGCGATGTTCCCGAACCGCGTCGAATCAATCTCGTCGGCGTGCTCAACCATCTCGGCGACGAGCCGCTCGAACAGGCCGAAGTCCATGAACGACTGCGGGTACTCATTGTCAGCCGCCAGCTCGGCGTACACACAATAGCCGCAACTCGCGTCGCAGTAGTTGTGGCAGTCGATGGTGATCCACTGCGGGAATCGCATCAGACGCCGACTTTTACTCCAGCCCATCTCGTATTGTCCCATTGTGGATCGACGTATTCTGTGCCCGCGTCATCGGTGTGTCGCAGTTGCTTCACCGTCGGTGCCAATGTATTCGGCGATATTCCCGCTCGCTGCATATACGCAGACCGCTGGCGCAGGTTCCACCGCTTCATGTCGCTGGCCCGACGTCGCTCGTTTCGTTTAATCATCCAGTGACTCCAACACGTCGATGAATTGCGGCAAGCGGTTCTCGTAACAGTGATCGGCAAGGCACCGACGGTGCCCGCGCGCGGCGATTATCCGCGACGCGCCATCGACGCCTTGTATCGACCGGATAGCATACACCAGATCGTCGGGCGACTGGTACGTCAGGCACTCGACGCTCGGCTTGAAGAAATCGCCGATGTTCGGCGAGTGCTCGGTGATCATACACGCGCCGCAACCTGTCGCCTCGAATAGCCGCATGTTGTTTGCGAAGCCGCGGGCGATCTCGCCGTGCCGGTTGATCGTAATCTCTGACCGCAACAGTATGTTGAAATAGTCGTAACCCCACGCCTCGCCTTGATGCGATGCCCGCAGCGCGTCGCTCAAATGCGGACCCGCGTAGCCCCACCACTTGAACTCGTCGAACGCTTCGGCCACAGCGGTCAAGCACTTCTCGCCACGCTCCCAGATGTGCGAGTGACCCAGCCCGCCGACGAACGTCAGCGGCAGGTCGCGTTCGTGGTTGCTCGCAGCCATCTGACCTTCCGGTCGCGGTCGGTCGTCGCCGTCGGGGTTCAGTGTCCGGCAGACGATAGGCTCGCCGAACGCCAGCGGCATGTACTCGCATCGCTGGCCGAGCTTTCTCAGGTGACCGACCAGCCACGGGAACGACGTGAAGACGCAGTCGAAGCCGATCATGTCGGCGTCGCTGGCCCGATACGACACGAACGCGATCTTCGCCGCGTTGTCGTCCAGTGCTGCTGCGTTCCATCGCCCGACGTTCTGTGAGCAGATCACGTCGTACTGCCCGTCCGACGTGTCGGTCGGGCCTTCGTTGTGATATGCAGTCCGCGACAGGTGCGGCGTTTCTTTCTCGATGACCACGTCCCAGAAATCTGCCGTGCCGTGACAGTACCGTGCCGACCGGCCCAGCTTGGCCCATGCGTCGGGGTAGCACTCGTCGAGCCAGAGGATTCTCATGCCATCATCTCCGTCACCCGTGCATGTATCGCCTTTTGCACGCCAAGCAGACTGAACTGTTGCTGCACGGCCAACACCTCGCGGTGCAGCGATTCCCAGTCAGCCTCGCGCAGCACGTCGTCGATCTTCCAGAATTCATACGTCGCCGCTTCGGGCAACCGAATCGAAAACTTGCTGTAATCCAAATCAGGGAACGGCAGCACCGCGTCGTCGGCGAACAGCACGGGAACCGCTCCGCACTGGATCGCCTCATAAAACCGATAGCTCGACAGCCCGCCGCCACGCGGACACAACGCATACTTGAACCCGCTCAGTTGCTTCAGATAATCTGCCTCGCCCAGCCGCTTGTCCGAGCAGTGGTAGCCGTGTTGCCGGTAGATTGCGAACCGCAACTGCTGCCGCAACGCGACCGAGCCGACGTACCCGTTGAATCCCGCGAACCACGGTCGGTCGCCGACGCGGTCCATCTGACCTGTCGCCACGTTCCAGAACGGCAGCACAAGCGACTGCGGCCACGGCTTCGACGTGTTGTAATCAAGAATGATGGAGTTGTCGGGCAGGTCACCGAACAGCGTCAGCGAGCGACTGTCGGCGTCGTGGTTCCAGCTGAAGATGCTGATCTTGTCGGGATACGTCAGCACGACGTGCCGCAACAGCAGCCGCACCGCTTGGTCGAGCCGGTTTGCATGGAACAGTTCCAGCCAGTTCTGGCAGACGACGACGTCGGCCCGCTTGGGATCTCGCACCCGCCGGAACAGCGAGAAGTCTTTCCACACCTGCCGCTCGCTGCGCGAGTTCGCGGCGAAGATGTCCTGCGTCGATTTGTTCAACACGCCCGGCCGATCCGCTTCCCAATTGGCGAGAAAGTCACCGGGCAACGGCGTGCCTTGCGTGACGTGCTCCACGTCTTCACGCGGCACGACGTAGTAGCGGATGGGCTTCATTGACGCATCAGCCTTCAAATAATTCTTCATCAACTCGCTGAGCGATCCTGTGTGAGATGATCCGTTGGATCACTCGGATGCTCCTGTGGAAATCCTCAGTCTCGATGTCGTCGCCCGGTTGCATTGAATTGTATGTCCGAACAACAGCCGCAAGAGTATTCAGCATGTTTCGTTCCTCGTCAGCGACAAAGATTGTCACTTCTGCGCGGAGCACAGACTCGATCTGTTTTGATAGGGCGGTCAGTTTCTGGCCTGCCCCCTTGAGTCCGTCAGTCGGTTTTTTCACAGACCTCTTTTTCATGTCAGCAACTCCACTTTCAACTCGCCTTCCCAATTGACAACGACATCGAGCAACGGCTCGCTGCGGTTGAACCACTTCTTCAGCTTGCGGCCTTCCTTGCCGAACCGGCGATGCTCTAATCGTAACATCTGATGCATCGCCTTGCTCATGTCTTCATCGAATATCGCGGCGATCCAAGCCGGGTCAATCTTAATCAGCCGCAGCGTGTTGGCCTCACTGGTCGGCAACGCCCACCACTTGTGGTCGTCCTCGTGGAATCCGAACAGAGCGTCTTTCATGTTCGACGGACAGACGACGCAGCCAGCCGACGCGACGCGCGAGAGTTCCGCCGCAACCTGTCGCGGGTCTTCGACGTGCTCCATGATGTGCGACGCGAATACGTAGTCGAACTCGCCGTCTTCATATGGCAGGTCGGCGGCGTCCCCCTTAGTGAACCGGCCGTGCGCGTCCATCGACAGGCTATCTCGCGCGCTCTCGTCGTTGTCCAGATAGTAATCAGCACGAGGCCACGGGCGAGTTCCGCATCCCACTTCCAGCACCTTGTGATCGTCAGGCACAATCAGCGGCTCGCCGGGCGTCTCGCCGCAATACTCCCACGCGGCGAACCACTGTCGAGGCGGGACCATCTCGCCGTCCAGCGGCACATCGTGCGGGCCTTTGCTGAACCGGATACAGAACGCGGGATAAACGTGGATGTTCGGTTCTTCCGCGACGAACTCAAACCCGTGCCGCTTGACGAACGCGGCCAGTCCAGCCCTAGTCCAGCCCATAATATGATGAGCCGCATCGTTGCGCCGCGAGCCGAAGATGTGCCGGTGAAAGAACGGTCGGCATTTTGTGTCCTCGCCAAACAGCCGCAGCGACTCCTCGTGATCCGGCACGTCGATGCGTAGGATGCCGCCGTCGGCAAGCACGCGGCGGCACTCAACCATCGCCGCATCGCACTCGGTCAGCGACATATGCTCCCAGACTTGCCGCGACAAAACTTCCTCGATGGTGCCGTCGTCAGCGGGTAGGTTGCCGAACTCGCCGTAGATGTCGCAGATGAGGTCGCGGTGATCCATCGGCGGGCCGTTCTGGAGCATCTCGATTGTGACGTTGCCGAGCTTGCCGTAATAGTTGTCGCCCGTCGTTCCCCACTTATTGACGCCGGGCGGGTTGTCCGTCGCCAGCGCCGCGCCGGACACCGGCGACGGTAGTTCGACGTTGGTGTAGTCGGTCAGGTAGACCGTGCCGCTGCCCACGTGCAATCGCTTGGATTTGTCGCTCATTCCTTCGGTTCCCCGATGCTCCGCTTGCCGACAAGATGTGCCCACGGCTTCTGCATTGCTTTCAACTGACCGATCTGGTTGACCCACTTGGCGTCGAACTTCGCACGGTCGGCACGGTAGCCATACTGCTCGATTGTCTCAGCTCGTTCGTCGTCTCGCTGCCGCCAGTGGATCACCCGGCATTCGGGGATCGCCAGAACCTGATGCCCTGCCATGATCATCTTGAATGCAAAATCGGTATCGCCGCCGTACATAAACCCGATGTCTTCGCTGTGCCAGCCCACCGACTCGCCCACCTCTCGTCGCATGATGCCGAAGTTGGCGTATACGATGCCGAAAATTACCTGATTAACGTAGCTCGCACCGAACGCAAGCGGGTCGCCGTCCGCGTCGCCTGCACCCAACTCGCCGAAATGGTCTTTGAAATAGATGACGCCCATGCCGCAGGCTGGGTTGGCTTCCATGAACTCGATGGCCGTCGCGTCCCAGCCGGGTATCAGCTCGCAGTCATCGTTTAGCCAGACAACGTACTCGCCTCGTGCCTCACGGTAGCCGAGATTGTATCCGCGAATCGGGCCGAGACGCGTCTCCCCCTCTCGGATCAATCGAATGTCAAAGTGGTACGGCGGCACCCCGCGTTCTGTCACGTACCCCGACTGGCTCCACTGCGGGCCGGTACTCGCATCAACGACAACGATCTCCGTCTCGACCGTCGCCGCTGCCTTCGCCGACGCAAGGAACCTTGCCCAGCTCTTGGGTCTGTTGCGGGTGCCGGTGACAATTGACAGCTTCATGTCTTCCCCTCTTTCTTATCACGCCAAGTGGTTCTGGCAGGACTCGAACCTGCATTCTCCACGGCTATCAGTCACCTGTCATGCAAACCGCTAAGACTCCCGCATGCTGGGGGCGTTTGCCAGTTACGCCACAGAACCAAACTATCACTTCCCTTCATTCTTATCTCGTCGAGCTTGCAATTCTTTCCGATGTGCCGCGCCGTCCTCGCCCATCAACACGGGCGGCTTCTGATCCCATCGGAACGCATCTTCCGCGTGACCGAAGTGCGGGTCAACGACAGGCGGGCGCATGCCGTCGTGGTCAATCAGTTCAGCGTGCTCGACCGTCAGAATCAGCGACCCTTGGTATTGAGCCTGAGCCGATACCATCTTCGTGCTGGCCGGTAAGCCGAGCGCGGCGAGAACTTCCTTGGCGGTGAACTTCACTCGTGCGGTGCGGGGCATTCTATTCTCCTGTCAGTTTCAGAAACTCATCCCAGTCGCGGATCATCTCCGCTTCGTTGAACGGTTCGCTCGCAAGCACGAGACAGATCGCCGGTTTGCTGAACTTGTCGAGCGTCAACCAGTGCATCGCCGGGATCACCATCGCGTCGCCTTGCTTCAGTGTCTTCCGCACGAACGACGAGTACGGTCGTCGCTGCTCCGTCTCGGCTTGAAACGAACCCGACGCGCAGAAGATCAACTGATGGCAGGTGCGATGCGCGTGACCGGCTCGCTGTGTCGCGGGGATTCTGTCGAGAACGAATGCCCGCTTGACTGCGAACGGCAGATTGTCGAGCACCCGCAGTCGGCCCCGTTCGTCGCTGTGATCTTCGACGAGAAACTCAGCGACACCGTCCACCTTCGGTTTTCGGCCCGCCCCCGTTCGTCGCCCGCCGTGCTTGCTCATCCCCGGTTTCTATTTGATAATCGCAAGAAAATCAAGCGATGGGTTAAACATGCACACAAATTGTGCCGATAGAGTCTAACAGGGTAGAGCGAAACGGATTATCAAAATACTTTGGAATTTGCACAGTTTGTGTTTGACATACGCACACAATCTGTGCTAGATTACTCTTATCAGGAAACACAAACAAGGAAACGAAACGATGACACGCAAATCAAAAAAAGCAAACGGCAAACGAGACAACCGAACGAGCGAGCAAAAGAGCAACGCAAGAATCGCGACCTTCACCCGAAGTCGGATTGCAATCGGCAAGCTGAGAACAAAGCAAGACGACGTCGGCCTGACCAAGAGCGAGACGCGACGACTCGAAAACATGCAACGCAACCTGTACGGCGAATGAGGAATCGAAACGATGAACGCGACAAAAATTGCAACCGGCGAATACGAGTATCGCGGCTATCTGATCCAGATCGCATACGACATGGACGACAACAGGATCGGCTGGACAATTTGCAAGAATGACGAAGGTGGGTGGAAGGCCGTTGACTTGCTCGAAACGAAGTGGGAGTGCAAGGAAATGGTGGACCGCTGGGTTAACTAACCACCCGACCGGCCTGTATCGTGCGGGTCGCCTAACGGGGCGAAACGGATTGTCAAAAAACTTTGGATTTTGCACAGTTTGTGTTTGACACACCGACACAGTCTGTGTTAGATTACTCTTATCAGGAAACACAAACACAAACAAGGAAACGAAACGATGAAACGCAACAAACAAACGGTCTTGGAAGCAGCAACCAAAATCAGCCGACGCAACGGCAAGTGGAGTCCGGCAGTCACGATGTTCCGACACGGCGACGGACCGGGATACACGACGACGCTGATCGGAAGCATGAGCGACAACCAGAAGAACTCGGCACGCAAAGAATCTCTCGACAACATCGAAGCAATCGGCGGTGAGCCGGTCTTCAGTATCCTGCCCAACAATGGCGACTACCACCTGCAACTCGGCAACCTGTAATCGCAACACACAACGCCCCGCCGCAAGGCGGGGCAGATCGGAAACGAAACGATGAAGACTGAAACAACACGCAGTTTTGAAGCACGCGGATTCACGTTCACGATGACAGTCGAAGAACGAACGGGGATGCACCCGATGTATAAGTTCCACGGAATCCAAGAACTGAGTGTCGGCCTGTTTGCGAGAATCTACATCAGGAATGCGACGCCGCATCTGCCGCTAGACAATTGCATGGGATTCGCAATCTGGATGGAAACGGCAGACGGCCAGAGTGTCGGCATTGAAGTCGGAAACCCGACAACATGGCGTGGCATTAAAGGATGTTTCACCAAGGCTCACCGCGAATATCTGGAATCGGTGCAGGCATGAGACGCACGCTCGATGTTTACGAAACCGAGAAATGCTGGACGTGTCGCGGTCGTCGATACAAGACCGCGCACAGCGTACAACGTGCGGTCAAGCGGGAAGACACCCAACTGGCAAACGAGAACGGAATCTGCGTGACGTTAATCAACTGGCACACGATTAGCCGAGTCGGTGCAATCGTTGTCAAAGTTTTGACGGGGCAAAAATGAGATACCGAATTACACCGCAACGGTCTGGGATGCAGTACCAGACCGCGTATCGCAAGACGCTGGCCGGTGCGATGAAAGTCGTCGAGAAAAATCGAGCGGATACCGGGTGCCTGCGAGCATACAGAGTTTTGATTGAATCAGCCGATGCGCCGGTTTGCTGGCGGCCGTACTGGGATGTCATCGACTGGATCGAAGTCGAGGTTATCGACCTGCGACTGGCGTGATCGTCGCCGCATCCTCAACCAATTCTTTGCACTGACGCGGCGGCCAGTCGATGGGCCAAACGGCAATCGACGAAATCTCGCCGGTGTGCTTGAGCAGCGACGGGTGATGATACCACCATGACAGCTTCTCGCGGATGCACATCTCGGCAACCGACAAGTCCCAGCCATGCCGACTACCCGCTCGCGGCGGATTACGCAGCAACGTCTCGGCCGCGTGATTGGGCAGGATCAATCCCAACCCACCCGTCGTCAGCCGGTCCTTGCTGAAGTCGGCCGCAGCGAACCCTGTGACGCCCTCGACCGCTCGCGGCATCGGCGTGAACAGACTGATGGCCCCGATGCTTGCTACGTCGTCAGGCCACAGCACAGCGTCGAGGTAGGCCGACAGATTCCGGCTGGCAATCAGGTCGTCTTGAAATATCAGATACCCGTCAGCGTCCGGCTCGGCGTCCAGCAGCGACCGCAGTGCGATCTTGCTGGCACCGTATGCCCCGTGATCCCGCTTCGCGTCGTCGAACACCCTCGGCTCGAACCCCGCATCGGCCAGACTTCGAAGCGTGTCGCCCAGATAGCTGAACCCCTGCCGTGGGCACGTTGTCAGGCCCACAGCCAGTCGAATCCCCATCACGTATCCTTTGTCATCATTTGCCCAGCAACGTCATAGCGTCGAACTGCTCGCCTCTGAACGTCTTTGCGGCCGGATGCACCAGCTTGCTCATCGACCCGGCAAGTTGCCCCGTGTGTTCGACCAGTGATGGTGCGTGAACGTACTCCGTCCAGCCTTCTCGCCTCAACGCCTTGACGATCTGCCCGTCGATGATGCTGTCGCCCCTCGCCTCGTTCTGCGGCCACCGGACGATGTAGTCGGCGTTCGACAGGATCTCAACCACCGCGTCGCGGTTGAACACCAATCCCAACGCTCCGCGTCCCGTCTGATTCGACTCGACCCAGCCGCTCTGCCCCATGACCCGCCGCTCGTTTTCCATGAACGTAAACAGGTTCCAGTAGCCACGCTCTGGGAACTCGCAGCGGTCCAGATACCCACGCAGGTTCTTATACGCGGCCACGTCATCCTGAAATATCGCGTACCGATCCGCGTTCGGGTTGCGGGCGTACAGCTCCCACATGCCGAGAATCCAGTTGGCGAACGTCATCACCTTCGGCTGTCGCGTCGTCACGTCCAGACCCAGCCCGTCGTACATCCCCGCATCGGCACCGTCGGCGAACAGCCGCGGCTCGCCGAAGCCCGCAGCCTTCAGGCTCGCCAGCGTCTTCGGCAACAATGTCTCGCGTCGCTCATCAACCGTCGTCACGCCGTATTCCCACGTGATCGCGTTGACCGCAGCCGCGTCAATCGCCTCGGTGACGTACCGCCGCAGCCGTGGCTTGACCAGAATGCCGCTGACCGCGTTCGGCAACAGCATGTTGACGAAGCCGCGATTCTCGGCGATCCACTGCTGCGCTCGCGGCACCATCTCGTCGATGATCTCGTCAATCCGACTGACGCAACCGGCGACGCCCCACGCATCCATCTTCGCCGCCAAGTCCGCGCACGCCTGACACGACGGCACGCCTTTGGCCTTGAATATCTTTTTCAGCTCGGTCCCCGGCCCTGACTCCGGCACTGCCGCCCGCTTGACTCGCGGCGTGCCGTGCTCCGAAACCTTGTTCGGAGTCCGCACGACGACGCCGGGCGGCAACGCGGCGAGGTCAGCCATCCCCCAGTTGGCTCGATACTGGTTGACCTTGTCGAGCGGCAACCCGCTCGTGCCGTCAGCGACACGTCGGCGACCTGCCGGGAGTTCGGCGAGTGTTATCATTCGGTAATCCTGACATTGAAGTCGGACGTCACCGGGTCGTTGCACACCGAGCAGCCGCCGCCGAGTCCTTGGAACAGCAGCTCGAACGGGCTGCAACAACTGCCCGTTCCAGCCGGGACATCAGCGCACGCCTCGCCGCCGCAGATTGTCAGCTCGTATTGGTCGCAGCCGGAGTTGCCACCGCAAGTGCCACCGCCACAGGTCAGCGTTACGACAAGATCGGACACGCCGCACACGCTTGGCATCAGACCGTACCACTGCGGCGAGACCGAGTCGAAGTTGTAATACAGCGTCGTCGCGACCGCGTCGGCGCACGCGCAGTCGGTGACGTTCTCGATGGTCGCCGTCAACGTCGTTGGAACTGAGGCACAGCCGCAGTCGTCGATGACGGTTGCGGGGATGACGCACGGCGTGCACTTCCGGCAAGCGATCGTGACGTCCTCGGGGTTGTCGCCGGTCGTGATGCTGATCAATGCGTCAACGTCGGGGCAGTCGAGCGTGAACGGCGTGGCGGTAGGGTCGATGTTGAGGATGATCTCGGTCACGTCGTTGCAGTAGTCGCAGGTCATCGTGACTTCCAGATCGCCGTTCGACCAGCTCTCACCCGTTCCGGTTCCGGTGCCGTTCCAGCACGCCAGCGTTCGTGTCGCCTCGCCAGTCGTGCTGTTGACTCGCGTCACGCACAAGCACTCGCAGACGCAGGTGCAATCGGCGCAGCCGGTGTGCTGATCGCCCTCAACCGTGATCGTCGCACCGGACGTCAGCTCCCACGTCAGCTTGAAGTTGTTCTGGCAATCCGCAATCGTCATCGTCGGGGTCAACGGAGAATCAGAAGTGGTCGTCAACGTCAACTGGTCGAAGTTGGCACCGTCTTGCGTGATCGTTGCGATCAACGAGCCGCTTAGGAATGACGCCGTCCAATAGTTGTCCCGGCCACCCGTGCCATCGGTCAGGCACACTTTCGTTTCCGGATCGCCCGTGCCTGTCGGTGACGTGTATGTCGCGCAGATGCGGGTGTAGCTGCACTCGTCTATCGTCGCCGGTCGGGAGTCGCGTTCCATCGGTGTACCGCGACACTCCATCGAGTCGGGCTGAATCAGCAGCACGGCCGACGTGCAATCTGAGTCGCACGAACTCATGTCGATCTCGAACGCGAACGTGAAATCGAGGCACGATTGTTTTTTCTTGTCGTTGGTGTAGGGGTCGCTGCTCATCACAAGCTTCAGCCGCGTGTCCGGTCCGGTCCCAACCTGCTCATACCCAAGGCAAGACGACGTCAGCATCACATAGCAGTCGGTGCCGACCGTCGTGAAGCTGATGTCGATGTCGATGGTCGTGCTGCCGCAGAGTATCCCGTCGCCCGTGTACGATCCGCCCGCGCAGCTCCACGCCAATTGCGTTCCGTCGTGCAGGAATTCCGCACCAGTGCCGACCGTCGAGCCGGGTCCGGTTCCCGGTGCGCACGGGCATGTGCCTTCCTCGACGTACAGCTTCGCGCACAGGCGACGCGGCATACAGCGGCAACAGTACGGCGGCGGGGTCGAAGCGGGGCAGCCTTGGTTGATATAGCAGGGGCCACAGCAGCACGAGTTCTGCGGCGCGTTGCAGTTCGTCACGGGCACGACTCCTCAGCACAGCAAAGAGCGAACACTTCCCATCGCCCCGTGTCAATCGGCTCGACACCGCAGTCACCGGCTCCGCCGTTCAGGAACGCGGCGAAGCCCTGCTTGCCCGTCAGGTCGGCAGACGGTGCGTTGAAATAGCACCCGGCGAAGTCGTACAGTGTCACTTGCCCGCCCGCCTCACCCGTCACTTCAGTCGCGCCGACGGGCCGCGATAGGACCGTGCCGAGTGCGATGCAGATGGCGCAGTCAACGTTGACGAGCTGGAACCGGATGATCGGCACGCCGCCGCCAGCAGTTGTCGATGACGTTGATTTCGTCGGTCGCGGGAATACGCCGCTACTGTTGGCGATCATGTCCGAGCCGCGAGCCATCGTCGATGATCGCATGACGGCAGACGCAACCCGATTGATGAAGTCGGCGGAAAGCTGCTCGCCTTGCCGCCACTCCTTGAATCGCTCGTTGCCGCCGCTCTGTTGAGCCATCGTTCAACCTGTCGGGAATAGTTCGGCGAAGCTGATTTTGTCGTAGACGTCCTTGATGTCGGCGCGGGTCAGCGGGTTCGCAACCGTCGTCCGCTTCATCCGGTAGAATCCGCTTGCCCCCGAATTGTTTCGATAAAAGTGGTTCCAGCCGCCGGGGTCGGTCTGGTCTTCAGCGATCACCCGCCGTTCGCTGAACTTATACGACACGCTCCACGCTCTCGCCCCGTCGCTCATCACCTCGCGGCTGATCGACGGGTTCAGGAACAACAGCGTCTCCGGTGCTGCGGTGCCGGTCGAGAGAATCATGTTGGCGTGATTGACCTTGCCGACTCGTGCGCGGATGTCATCGAACGGCGGCGACGGAACTCTCGACCACGTGACCTGATGTTCGATGGACGGGATGAACAGACCAGCGTTCGCCTCGTCGCCGACCGAGCTGGTGAACGTCGCACTCGACGGGTCACCTCCAGACGTGACCCACAGCAGCGCGTCATCCGGTAACGTCAGAAATTCACCACCCCCTTCCCATGTATGGCTGAGGAACGGAATCGGGTCGCCGTCCGCAGCCGCTTCGGTCTCATCGACCGCGTACTCCGGCCGCTCGTAGGTGATCGACCACTTGGCTTTCGTGTAGCTGTTCAATGCGGAGAACGTCTGACCTGTGACCGCCGCGTTTCCATGCGGCTCGAACGAGAACGCGGAGACGCGAAGCTGGTTGTTTCCCGGCATCGCCGCGCCAACGGCTGGCGTGTATTTCCCGGTAGACGGCGGCATCAGCTCAATGGCGAACAGGTCAAGATCGCCCCACGCGGTCAGCCCGGTGCGGGTGACAATATGCTTGCCGTCTCGCAGCGACCCGCGCGGGCTTGAATTGTCTTCGTCGAATGCTACTGCCATCGGTTATGCCAACCCTCCCGGTCTCTGCCCAGCAATAACCGCCAGCGACTCCTCGCTGGCCTTGCTCGACTTCGCAATGGACTCTGTGTTCTTCGCCGTCTTGCGTGCTTCCTTTTGCTCCTTGCTCATCCCGACGTTCGCCTGAATTTGTTGCGACAACTGGGCGATGCCGGTGAACGACATTTTCTTTTCCTTCTCTGGGTCTTTCGCCTTTACCTTCTGTTTCTTGGCAGCCTCTTTTGCCGCTTCCAACGTCTCGAATGTCGAGCCAAGTTCGGACAGCTTTTTCGTCTGATCTTCAACCGACATGCCGCTGGCTGCGAACGACTCGATGAACGGTGCGAGAAACTTATCCTTTGCCGACGCCCCGACCAACGCGATCTGTTTCCGCATCTTCTCCAGCGATTCTTCCGGCCCGCCGATTGCCTCGTCGAACTTGTCCATCGCGTTCTTGGTCCCAAGTTCAAGAGCGTTAAACCCGATCACGCCAACGTCGGACATCGCTTTTAGCTTGGCGAGTTCGTTGGCGAGCGCAGCGGTGGGCGATACCCCGTCGCCCATTGCCTTCGTTAGTTTCTCCCCGGCGGCAATCTGCTCCGGTGTTGCGAGTACACCGGCCGCTACGCCATACGCTGCCAGCCCGTCCCGCGTCTCGGCCAGAACCGCATTGTACTTTTTCTGTGCGGCGATCCGCTCTTCGGCTCCGGTTTTTGCGTTGGTCACTCCAGACTGCTCGGAAAATGTGATCGCACGCAGTTCATCGCGGTATCCGAACGCGGCGACGTTTAGTTTCTGGATCGACGCTTCAGCCTTGTCGTATTCCTCGCCCGACCTCCCCAACGCTCGTAGGCTGAGCATCGTCTCATCAAGAGCCTTTCGCGTTTCGCCAAGGTCGAACCCAACTTTGATCCCTTTGTTCTTTGCGTCCTTGCGAAAGTCAATCAGCCCCTGCACCGACGTCGGTACATCTGCTTCGACTTTCATCAGCGTGTTGATCTTCGATGGTGCGCTAAAGTCGCCAACCGTTTTGAACCCGCCCGGCTTTCCTCCCGCGCCGCCCGGCCCCTTGACCTTTTTGATCTCAGCCGCTGCTTTCTTTGCCTTGTCCCCTGCACCGTCTAGCGCTCCGGTCATTGCCACGATTGCCGCCGTCGCGATGCCGATGCCGACTGCAATCTGCACCCACCCCGCCGGGCCTGAGAACGCCATCTGCGTGATCTTCGCCGCTGTGTTCGCTATTGTCGCGCTGGTGAACAGCCACGTCGCCGTCGTTACCGCTGCGATGCCCAGCGCGAACGCGGACATGATTGCGATGGCTCTGATTATGTTCGGGCCAATGTCCTGAAATATCTTCACCATCACCATCAGTACCGGGTTCATCGCCTCGCCGATCTCAAGCACCGCGCCTTCAATCGCGGATCGCATCAGGTCGAACTGGCCGGTCAGCGTTTTTAACTGAGCCTGCTCAAGCCGCTCTGCGATTCCGCCTGCATCCTTCAACTCAGCAGAGAAGTCACGCAGAGACATCACGCCGCTGTCGAGCACTGCCAACATCGCCGGGCCACCGCGTATGCCGAACACCTCGGACGCAATCTGGAGCTTCTCCGTCTCGCCCGCCGCCCCCTCGATGCCCGCTTGCAGCTTCTCCAGCTTTGTGAATAGGGGATCAACCGAGTCGACGCCCAAGTCTTTCAGGATTCGGGCGGCCTTCGTTGACGGGCTGGCGAGTCGGATCAATGCGTTTCGTAATGCAGTGCCGCCCAACGAACCAGAGAACCCCGCGTCGGCCATCTTAGCCAGAACCGCCGACGTATCTTCCAGCGAGACGCCTGCCGCTTTTGCAACAGGGCCGACAGGCTTCAACGCTTCGGCCAGTTGCAGGATCGTCGTGTTCGACCGAGTGAACGTCGAGACAAGAGTGTCGTTGATTCGCCCGATGTCGGTTGCTTCCAGACCGAACGCCTTCATCGTCTTGGCCGCGATGCTTGCTGATGTGGCGATGTCAATCTGTGCGGCCGACGCCAGTTGCAACGCACCGGGCAACGACGCCATGATCTCTCGCGTCGTCAAACCGGCAAGCCCCAACGCTTCCATCGCACCGGCTGATTCTGTCGCGGTGAACCGTGTCGTCGCACCGGCTTTTTTTGCCGCCGCTTCGAGCATTGCGAAGTCGCGGGTTGCTAGCGTATTTGTCACGCCGCCAACGCGTACCATCGTTGACTCGAATTTGGCAAACGTCGGGATGATGCTGGCGATGCCCGCTGTTATTCGCAGGATGAACGCGGATGCGACGATCCCGCCAGCGATTGACGCGACCTTGCCTAGTGCGGAGAACGACGAGCCGAGTCCTGCGACTTGTTTCGTCGCGGCCTTCGCAGCTCCGCCCGTCTTCGTCATCCCCTTCTGAACCGTGCCGAGCTTACTTGACACACCGCTGGTTTTGACCTTGATCTCGACGAATGCTTCTGCGAGTTTAGTCGCCATGATTCAGCACCCTGCGGGCGAACTTCTCGCCTTCCAGTTTCTTTCGGTCGCGGAATTCGGCCATGCTTTCGACGCTCCCGAATGACTTGGTTTCGCTCAAGTCGTCCTCGTCGCACAAATACATCAACGCTTGATATAGGGTCAACTTGTTCGTGACCGACGGCGGCCAACTATAGGCTTCCGCCAACCGTCGGTAAATTCCGCGAATCGTGACGCCGCTGTCGTTTCGGCCCTCGTCAGAGGGCCAGTCTAGTTTCCCCGTAAGTCCTCGCCTGACGCCTGATTGATCGCTTCGTTGAGCGATGCGATGATGCTCTCCTCGCTGTTGTTCGCCGCGTCGCTGAGAATCATTCGGGTGACGTGTTCCAGCGTGTACTTCACCGGGTCGTTGTCGCGGATCGATAACCACGCAATAAACCGCGAGCCTTGAAACGTACCCATCCAGTCGGCGATCTCTTGGCCGCTGACATTCCGCCACAGCTTTTCCTTGTCGTACGCAATCTCTAGCGACAGCCGTTGCGACGCCTCGTTCATCGCCGTGACCCGCAGGATAAACGCGGCGATGTCAGTCTCATCCATCGTCGCGCAGTCTTTCGCAATCGACGAATTCTGCTCCGCTATTGCCGTCATAGCGGCGGAGACAGGGCTGCCGCGTTTTTGCAACACGGCGGCTTCGATCTCGCCATAATGTTCCATCAGGCGGCCGCTGATTTTCAGCGTCTCGCCGCCAAGCACGAACGTGACACCGACGCCCGACGCTCTCGATACGCCTTCCAGCATGACTCTTGCCCCTAGTCAGATCACACGAACGAGACTGCGCCGTCGGACTCGAACGTGCAAGTCCATTCTTCCGGCTCGCCCGTGTCCATGTTTGCGCTGAAGTTCAGGCTGCCAAGACGTGCTTGGCAACTGATGTACTTCAATGAGTTCTGGTACAGACGCAGCGCGACAATCGCATCGCTGTCGAGTACCGCGTCAATCGGCTCGTCGGGGTCGTACTTGCCGGTCAACGTGCCGGAAAGTTTCTTGTTCCCCGCGACTGTCTTCTGCCAGACACCGCCATCCTGCGAGTTGTAGGTCTGCGTGTCCTTGGCGAGTTCGGCTTCCCACTGTGTCAGCTCGGCAATCGTACTCGTGCCTGCCAGCACCTTTCCAGAATTGCCTGAAATTCCGCGTGCCATCTGTCGTGTCTCCAATAAAAAAAGGGAGCGGGCGATTCTAATCGCCTGCCCCCTGACACGGCAGCGAATTGTCAAGCCTCTCGTCGAGCCGTCGCCCGACTTCAGCCGTACAGCAGGCAGACGATTAGGTCACCCGCTCCAAGTTCAGTTTGCTATTCTCCGCAAACGATTAGGTCGTAGTCAAGTGCAGCACCTGAGCCGGTTGCGTGAACGATGCGAAGCAGCCGCTCGCCGGTGATGACTCTCATTCCGTCAATCGGGCTTGAGAGGAACCACTCGCCACCCGCTTCGACCGTCGTGAAAATGCCTGTCGGCGACGGTGCGTCTTTCCACGGTGCGATCCAAGCGTTTGTTCCGGCACCGCCGACCCGCAGGTCAGTGCCGCCTGACGCCTCACGATTCTTGATGTAAATAAACCGGATGATTGAGAAAGCGCAAGGCGTTCCAGACGGGTCTTCGAGCAGTGTCAAGTCGATGTCGTCGGTCGCCGATCCAGCAGTCAGCGAGCGACGCGAGCTGTGGACGACGTTGAACTTGCCGGTGCCGGTGCCGTTCGTGTAGTTGCGCTCCGAGTCGGCCAGCGTCGTGACCCGCTCTCGGGTCGTACCGATAGTGCGGGCCTTCTCGAACGTGTAGCCGATATCGAGTGCGGTTCTGCCAAGTGTTGCCATAAGCTACGACGGGATGAGCACCCGATCCTTTGCGTAGAGGATTTCGAGAGTGATCACCGCCTGCCAGACCTCGTCGGCTTCCTGCAAGATCGTCGGGCCGCCGACGATCTCAACGTCCTTGATCACCTCGTTGACGAGCAGCGTGACTAGCGGGTTCGTCGCCGCGCGGTCGGAGTGAACGAACGCATCCTCGATTGTCTCGATGTGAGCACCAACCAGATCAGGCGTCGTGTCCCAGCATTGAATCTGCATTGTCTTGCGGTTGTATCGTGAACCAGACGTGCGGCTCTCTGTGGCGTCGCTGACGACCGTGTAGCTGGCATACGGCATAGTTGTCGGGTCTTCGGCCAGACCGAACCACAGGCCGCCTGTGACGGTACTGTCGAGGCTGGTGGCCGTCCACCGCGTCTGAATTGCCTTGTCGATTGCAACGGTCATAAATCACATCGAGAAAATTCGTTCAATCTTGCCTCGCATCGAGGCAAGCGTCGGTCGCAGGTACGGTCGCGGTGCCATCGCCTTGACCCGCTTCACAAAGATGTCTTTCCCGTCAATCTTGAAGTGCAGCGTCTTGCCCGGTTTTGCGACGATTGGCCCCCTGCCAATCTCAAGCCATAGCCCATACTTGAGCGGCGTTCCGACAATCACCTTGGTATCGCTGATAGGCTTCCAGAAGATTGACCCCCGCAGGTTCCCCGTGTCAACATGCGGCATCTGGCCGGGCTTCGATGCAGGGCGACCGACGGAGATGTTCCGCTTGACCTGATTTGAAACCGCCTCGGCGGCCAGCATCAGTTTTTTCTTCGCCGTCAACTTTATCTGTTTCGACACGGCGGGACCATGCCAAACAAAACGCGAACCGCCTGCTCCGACTGATCGTGCCATTATTGAAAAACTCCTCGCCTGAATTCCAGCCCGTTCTCAACGCATGCCCTGTCGATCACCAGCACCGCTTCCGCCACATCAGCCCCCGCTTCGGTATTGTCGCTTCCGAGCAGCGAGTCGCCGCAGTAGTACGTCAACTGAGTCTTCTGCTCGCCGACGCAGAAACCGACGACGACGAATACTTTCGACTTGCCGCTGTTGATCTCCTCTTGAGTGACCTCGCAGCGGACAACCTTGTCCGACACTGTCTCGCGCACCGCACGCATCTCGTCAACGAATGCGTCGATGTCCTCGAACGCGACGTCCCTCATTTCAACCAAATCTCCCAGCGCATCCCCGTGATCCGATGGAGCCGATGTGCCGTGCTGTGCGAGATGCTCGCCGTGCCTTGCATCAACTCGCTGACCTGCTTTCGATCCATCCCGATGTCGGCCGCCACGTCGTCAACCGTTCGCCCGCTGGCTGCGATCCACGCCCGCAACATCTGGTTCGGGGTCGGCTGCACAGTCGGCTTAGGCTGACGAGGCTTAGGCGTCGATTCCTTCTTTTGTTCTCTCATCTCACCGCCCGATCTGATTCGTGGCACTCGACTGTCCAAAAGTCGGACATCTCCTGCGGGTTGCGTTGAGCCAGCACGTCGAGCGTGCGGCTGTCGAACGTGATCTGGTCCCGCGTGTCAACCTGCGGGTTGGTGTCAGACAGCAGCACGACCGTCGTCTCCACGTCCAGTTGAGCGTAGGCAGCCCGCTCGCGTGCCGACGGTTGCATCACCCGCATCTTCATCGACGTCGGAAGCGTGCCTCGTGTGCCGGTCGTGTATGCCTTCGTCGCGCCGCCCGCTGACGACTTGGTCGTCGCGGCACGCTTGATCGTGCAAGTCTTCGTATGGCGTTTGAGCAGGCTCATCGGCGGAACCTCACGAACGGTTCGAGCAGGCTGATCGACTTCGGTGGAAGGTCAACCGCCCACCCCGCGTTGAGCGTGTTCGCGGCGGTGTCGTATGCAACCGCGTGTGAATTGGTGCTGATCGTCTCGGACGCCTTCGCACCGCCCGCGCCTTGGTCCCCGCTGCCTTGAATATCTGCCTCGTTGAACGATGCCGCGACGGCGATGATCGCGGCGAACCGGATGGCCTGTGCACGGATGCCAGCCGTCGCCGTCCCGTCCAGCTCGGCCGACGTGTACCCGGCAACGTAGGTGACCTGCACCGACCGCCCACGGTTCGGCCATGTCGCGCCGATGCGGATCAGGTGACCCGTCCGGCAGATGCCGCTCTGGTCAACGTCGAGGTAGTAATCGGTGCCAGATGTCAACGCGGTGATCGACGCGAAGTCGCTGTTGCCTTGCCCCGCGTACGCGCTCGAATCTTCCTTGACCGTTGTAATCGACCGCACCGGAAGCTCTTGAAGTTGCAGGATGCGGGTCGAGCCGCCTTGCCGGAACGAGACGCGGCCGTTGGTGATGTCAACGAACTCATCGCCACCGTTGTCGCTGCTCATGTCGCGGTCGGGGTAGAGTTGCGTGTATGTCTGCTGCGTGACCGAGTATCCGACGTGGTTGCGGATTGATTCCTCGGCCAGCGGAATCAGCATCTGGAGCAGCCCGCGAGCCGCATCGTCGGCGGTGCCCGCTTTGCCGAGATACGTCAGCACGTCGCTGACCGTACAGATTGAAGACAGAACAGCCATTCTACATCAACCTAAATAGTAGGATTCCGATGGTGTCGCCGACCAATGTTCCGATGAATAACCCGAGATACATCGGCCAGTATTGCCGTAGGATTTTCATGTTCGTCTCTCCCTATGTCAGGCCAATGCTGCCGCCGAGCGACTCTTGCATCGAAACTGTGCCTCGCTCGAAATGTTTGATCGCGTTGGCCGGTGCCGTCTCGCTGTCGTCAACCACCAGCACCTCGGCATCGTACATCCCGGCAATCAGCCCGCTTGTATCCGCCTGAGCCATCCGAACGGTCACCGAAGCAACCGGACTTGTGCCTGTCTCGTCGATTGTCACCGTCGAACCGTTGGCCGTCACGACGCCGCTGAGCAAATCAAGGTCCGGCTTGACGCCATCGCGTCGGCCCATCTTGAACCGAACAACGTCGGTCGCGGCAAGCGTGACGCTGGTCGTCCCGTCGTTCTCGTACAGCGAGATCGAGAAGTCAACGGTCCTGCCTTTCTCCGATAGAATCTGAAAGCTCACGTTGTTCTCCTGCCGACCGTCGCGGCACCCGGCCCCGTTCGTGTCAGTATCGTATCGCCGGGGCCGGTTCGTGTCACGGTCACATCGCCGGGATAGAGTGCAACGGCAACCGCCAGTGAACTAATTGCGATGCCGGAGTAATGCCACCTCGCCGCTGATCGGTCAGCGGCAGAGATTGTCCCGTCTGGAACGACGAACCCCTCAAGCAGTGCTGACGCCCGTTTTGCTTTGGTATCGATTGCCATCAGGCGTACTCTCCTTTCGTGTACGTCGTCGCGTCGTCGCTGGTCGTGCTGGTTCCGATTGCGGTGCCCGCGTCGTTTGAAATTGTCGCCGCTGTCGATGTCTGCGTTTCCTTGTTTCTGATCTTCATGTAGACATACTGAATCATCGTGTGGATCGCGGGGCTTGCTGCGGGAACGGCGGACAGTTCGGCTGCCGTGTCGGTTCGCAGCACATCGACGACCTGAGTGTTAACCTGTGCGGGGGTTGCAAGCAGCGCGTGCGCCGTATCCATCTCTGC